TGTGCGGGATGGTCCACGTATTCTAACATTACCTGCTGCATATCGGGATATTTTAGTGCCATCCAGCCCAGAAAATGTGATAGTACAAATAGATTTTGTTTCATTAGAACCGCGAGTTGCTCTGTGTGTATTAGGAAAAGATAGTGTTGAGGCAGACGTATATCGATATGTGGCTGAGAATGCGTTTGAGAGAAATATTCCAAGACGTCAGATAAAGATTGCAACACTATGTGCATTATATGGAGCGTCCTCTGCCAAATTACAGAAGATGATGCCCGGGGAAAACGTAATACGTATAATCAATAATATTAAAGAGTTTTTTGGGATAAAAAGTCTCATCAGTAGATTACGTCGAGAATTGAAGGAAAATCAGTTTTTGCAGAATCACTTTGGCCGCCCTTTGTTTTTTGATGATGGAGTTGGTGATAATGTCTTGTATAGTCATTTTATTCAATCAACTAGTGTTGATATTTCAGTGATGGGGTTTTGTAATTTTATACAACAGGTAAAAGATCAAAATATGAGTATCCGCCCTCTTTTTGTATTACATGATGCATTGATTTGTGAGTTTTCGAGGGAGAATGTTAGCGCTATAGCGCAGATCTGTGCAAAAGGTATACCTGTGGGGGATCTTGGTATTTTTCCACTTGAGTTGGATAAACTGAGTATGTGAGTGGATAATTATAGATGGTACTTTCATGAAAGGGTTTAGAGAATATGGATAATGAAAGTTGGGTACGTACACAGGTTAGGCATATTTTAATAGAACAAACTGGTGAAGATGATAAACCTGAAGAGAAACCTGAAGAGAAAAAGTCAGGGGAAACAACAACCGGTCCTGGCCCTGGGCGTTTTAAAAAAGAACTCAAAGACCTTAAAGCTTTGGCCGACGTAAATCCCCAACAGTTGATGAAAAACCTAGGTGTGTCTGGCGCATCGGGTGATACTCCTGAGGCAACATTGACCAATTTATTGCAACGAGCTATTCGTAATGAGCATATGTCCAATGTGTATAAGGGTACCGCAGTGAAAAAGGATGATTACGATAGGCCCGGAGTTTTGATATCTTTGTCAGGCGGGTTGGCCGCTAGAGATTCACTCATATTTATTCGAGAAACTATTAAGGGCGCCCAGGGTGCCGGCATGATATCGCCCAAAGAAGCCATTCAGGTTGAGATTTTGGGCGGTTCTATTTTAGCATATTTTGAAGAAAAACCCTTCCGTTGGAATAAAAAGAAAAGACGCTAGCGTTTCAAACTCACTTTATACAATTTCATTTTCTGAATTAATTTTTATCTAGAGGTGAATATGTCTAGTTTAGCTGCCGAGGATTTACAAAATAACTGGGAACGCTTTGATAAGTTGTGTAGAAGACTTTCTGATCATCATATAAATAAACTATTGGATGAGCTAGGAGAGAGGTTGGTGATGTGCCCGGCCTCACCCCGCGAGGATCAGCATGGTTGTTATCCGGGGGGGTTAATTGAACATGGGTTAGAGACAACAGCTATGATGCGCAAATTAAAGGACGCATATGCTTTAGACATTCCAGTATCGTCTATATTGAAGGTTGGTTTGTTACATTCAGTAGGGAAGGTTGGAGATCTTACACATGATTATTTTGTTGATCAACCCTCTGATTGGCATCGAGAGAAGTTGGGGCAGTTATACAAGTATAATGAAGAAATACCCAAAATGTCTGTTTCACATCGTACACTATTTTTATTGCAGCATTTTGGTGTTATTCTGACCGGTGATGAATGGCTAGCTATTCAATTGGCTGCGGGATTTCATTTTGAAGAAAACCGTTTTTATGTTGGAAGTGAGCCAACCTTAGCCTTAGTTCTACAACAGGCAAAACATGCGGTTATTCACAAGGCAGTGACATTACGAGCCTAATACCTATAATAGGGTGACGTAATGAATCTTTTAAGAAAATACATCAGACAAATTTTAATACAAGAGGCATGCCATGGTATCTGCAGTCTTTCCACTGCTCGTTCGGTAGAGGATCAACAAAAGCCAGACGATAATCTTTTATTGGAACCTGATGAGGTTGAAGATTCTAATGATACAGCTGAGGTTAGTACTGTCGCTAATATTGCCGGTGTAAGTACCCCGCTTGGAACCGGTCCTACATACCCGATTAAAGCTAAAAAGAAGCGTAAAAACCCTGCAGATATTGTAGGCGGGGGTTACAAGCGTTATAGCTTTCCTAAAAAGAAAAAGAAATGAATGATAACGAAGGCAATAAAGCAGCATGTCAAAGACATTGCGCAAATAAGTTTTTTGATAATGTTGATAATTTTGCCCGGTAGTTTAGTGAGTATTCCAACCGTTATATGGATATCTAAAAAGCTAGATTTTAAGTTGATATCTATAGATTTTAAAAGTAAGAAAAAACAAACTAGTGTTGAACATTAACAATGAAAAGTTTATGTTAGTATATGCATGGATATGCACGTAAGCAATTGAATTTTGCACTTTAAATTTTAAAATTAATTAGGAGAAAAAAATGGCAATAGATTTTGATGCAATTCGTAATAAATTAGCTCAACTTTCGGGCCAAAACAGTCGCCGCAATGTAATGTGGAGACCCCAGGAAGGAGAAGAGTCAACCGTTAGATTGATGTCTTTTCCAGATAATGACGGACAGCCTTTTAAAGAGCTTTGGTTTTATTACAATATTGGGAATAATCCCGGATTGTTGGCCCCCTATCAGTTTGGAAAACCAGATCCAGTACAGGAGTTAATTAATAAATTACGGGATGATGGATCTAAAGAGTCTTATGAGTTAGCCAAAAAACTATATCCAAAAATGCGATCTTATGCTCCCGTTATTGTTAGAGGAGAAGAGGACAAAGGGGTTCGGTTGTGGTCTTTTGGAAAAACCGTATATCAGAGTCTTCTTAACATTATGTTGGATGAGGATTATGGTGATATTACTGACCCGACGGATGGTCGTGATGTAAAGGTCACATGTAGTAAAATGCCAGGACGTATGTGGGCGACGACAGAGGTCAGGCCCCGGGGTAAACAATCTGTATTAAATACAGACGCTACTCAAATTAAAGAATGGATGGACAATATTCCTTCTATTAGTGATCTTTACTCTGTCAAAACTTATGAGGAGTTGGAAAAAATTATCAATGATTGGTTGAATGGAGATGATGATGACAGTGTAGGGACGGTACGTGTTTCTGAAACAGATAATACATCCCCCACGGATTCATCACGTAAATACAAGAATTTGGATGATGCTTTTGCTGATTTAGAAGACCTATAGGGTTTTATTTAATTTTTTATGTTTTAAAAAGGGAGAGCATGCTCTCCCTTTTTTATTGAACACATCATAACATCAAAATAGAATTAAGTGATAGGAGACTCTAATGCCCAAATCAACAAAAAAGAATAAAACTGAGGATTTCACCCGCGATTTAATCGAATCGTTGAATAGAGAACACGGTGCCAAGATCGCCTATAATTTAGCCTATGATGTTTCTCCTACACATGTTAAAAGATGGATTAGCACAGGATCCAAACAGTTGGATTATATAGTTTCAAATCGCCCTTCGGGAGGTCTTCCCGAAGGGCGAATCGTGGAAATATTTGGGCCTCCTTCAATTGGGAAATCGCATGTAGCGATCCAAATTGCACGTTCAACACAACAGTTGGGTGGTATTGTGGTTTATATAGATACTGAAAATGCTACTTCTGTTGAAAATCTATCTTTATTGGGAGTTGATATAGAAAAACGTTTTGTGTATGTTGATACGCACTGCACAGAAGAAGTGCTTTCTATTGCAGAAGCTACCATTATGAAAGCAAAAGCTATGAATAAGGACGTTCCAATTACGATTATATGGGATAGCGTTGCTGCGTCTTCCCCCAAAGCAGAATTGATTGGAAATTATGACAAGGATTCTATAGGGCTCCAGGCTCGAGCAATCTCTAAGGGAATGCGAAAGATTACCGGCGTAATCGGAAATCAGAATGTTTTATTCGTGATCCTGAATCAAATTCGTACCAAGATTGGGGTTATGTATGGAGATCCTACAACAACACCCGGTGGCAAGGCTATTCCATTTCACTCATCGGTAAGAATAAAACTAGGAGCCGGTCAGACAATTGAGAATAAAGATAAGGAAATTGTGGGAATTCATGTTTCAGCCAAAACAATCAAAAATAAGGTCGCACCACCTTTTCGTACGGTAAATTTTGAGATTCATTTTGGTGTGGGTATTAGAGAGCATGAACAAATCTTTGATCTTCTTCGAAAACACGGGAAGGAAACAGTGGATAAATGGGAAGTAGTCGTTTCAGGAACAGGAGCGTGGAAATCCATATGTGTATCAGATGCACAGACCGGTGAAGTATATAAAGAAAAAAAGTTTCATAAATCGGATTTTCAAGAGATTATGGATAATGAATTTTTTGGTCCCTTGATTGAAAAAACATTAGAAAGAACCCTTGTCCAAAAGTCACAATCAAGTGAGAGTCTAGACGTAGATACGGAGTCATATGAGGAAATTCGCTCCATTGCAATGCAAATGGAAGATGATATATTGAGGCCGGAAGCATAGTGTCTAGAAAACGCCCGATTATATTGGTTGATGGTTTAAACGTACACATACGACACTTTATTGCTAATCCCGCTATGAATGAATCCGGACTACATGTAGGGGGTGTATTAGGGTTTCTAAAAGGTTTACAATTGTTGGTTGATAGATTTCTTCCTAGCGATGTATATGTTATATGGGAAAGCGGGGGTTCACCCCGCCGTCGAGCCATTTATTCGGACTATAAGTCAAAAAGACGCCCTCAAAAACTAAATCGTTATTACGGTAATGACATTCCGGATACGGTAGAGAATCGAAATTATCAGATTGCTCTTACAATTGAATTATTAAAAAATACAGCGATTAATCAAATCTATATCTCAGACTGTGAGGCCGATGATGTCATAGGATATTTAGTAAAATATCGATATGCCACTACTCCCTGTATAATAGTTTCATCTGATAAAGATTTTTATCAATTGTTGTCTTCATTAGTTTTGCAATGGTCCCCGGGGCAGAAACGTTGCCTAACACCGGAAACAATACTTGAGTCTTTCCAGATACCGGTTCATAATTTTTGTGTAACGCGATGTTTCGTAGGCGACACATCAGATGGAATTCCAGGAATTAAGGGGGCTGGATTTAAGACAATGGCTAAAAGATTTCCGGAACTTCAATCCAGTCAAAATGTTTCTGTTGAGGAAGTACTTGCATTAAGCAGGGATAAATCAGAAAAGACTGATATAAAAGTCTTTAAAGCTATTAATGAATCCCACAACACGGCCAGACGGAACTGGAAATTAATGTATTTAGGGTTACAAAATCTATCAGCAACACAAATTTACAAAATTAATGCAAAAATTGATACTTTTCCTCCTTCTCCGAATAAGATCGAGTTAATGAGAATTTTATTGCGTGAAGGCCTTCAAAATTTTGACGCTGATTCATTTTTTATGTCGCTCAATTCAACTTTACGATGATGGAGAATATGCAGTCATCTCTTATTAGTGAGAACGGTAGTTTTAGTCAATATGGAAAATCATTTCAAGAAAAAATATTTCAAGGACTTTTAACTGATCATCGTTGGGCAGCGCAGATGTATGAGGTAATGAAGTCAGATTTTTTTGACGTAAAATATTTGACTTATTTAAATAATAAATATTTTTTGTATTATGAAAAATATAAGTCGTTTCCAACTTTGCCACTTTTGGTAACAATTATTAGGGATGATTTGGGAGACAGTAGTGATGTGATCCTAAGAGATCAGATCGTCGAATTTTTGTATCGTATGAAAATGAACCCGAATATGGGTGATATTGACTACGTGAAGGATAAATCACTTGATTTTTGCAAACGTCAGGCTTTTAAGGAAGCATTGGAAAAAGCGGTTGAATTAATTCAGACTGATAAGTTTGATAGTGTGTTAGAATTAATGAAAGAAGCAGTTTCAGTGGGTATACCTCACAGTACAGGTCATGATTTTTTTGAGGATGCAGATGCAAGGTTTGTGAAAATCAATAGACAGGTGTGCCCAACAGGATTATCTCGATTAGATGCAAAAGATATTTTAAATGGTGGATTAGGAAGGGGGGAAATTGGAGTAATTACCGCAAATACCGGTGTAGGAAAAAGTCATTTTTTAGTAGCACTTGGTGCAGCTGCCATGAAAGTGGGAAAGAATGTACTTCACTATACGTATGAATTGAGCGAATTAGCTGTGGGATTACGATATGATTCTCATATATGCAAAATTCCCAGTAATGACATACAGGATAGAAAAGATGATGTGACTAATCGGTATAAGAAGGGGGATTTGGGACGTTTAATTATCAAAGAATACCCTACAGGATCTGCATCTGTCATTACCATCAGAAATCATATTGAAAAATTGATGTTGCGTGGGTTCGTACCCAGTGTTCTTATCATTGATTATGCGGATATTATGCGTTCAACCAGAAGTTATGATTCTTTGCGTCATGAATTAAAGCTTATATATGAAGAATTAAGAAACCTTGCCATGGATTTAAATATTCCGATATGGACAGCATCACAGGCAAATCGTGAGTCGGCTAATTCTGATATTGTGGGACTCGAGAATATGTCCGAGGCCTATGGTAAGGCCATGGTGGCTGACGTTGTAATTTCACTTTCTAGAAAACCCATGGAAAAAGCATCGGGTGTAGGGCGATTATTTATTGCTAAAAACCGAGCCGGAAAGGATGGATTAGTTTTTCCGGTACACATTGACACAGCAAGGTCTATAATCAAGATAGCGGATGAATCAGAGTTGACTTTACAGGAAGCAGTTAATAGTGATGAAAATGAGATGAAAACACTTTTGAAAAAGAAGTGGAATGAAGTAAATAAGATATGATGGGGCAACCTTAATGGTAACATTTAATGAAGCAATTGAAGCATCCAGGGAGTATTTCGGAGGAGATGATCTAGCGGCAAATGTTTTTGTGACCAAATATGCATTGACAGATAAGGCTGGGAATATTTACGAGAAGACTCCGGATGATATGCATTGTCGCATGGCAAAGGAGTTTGCAAGGATTGAAGCGAAATATCCTAACCCCATGCCCGAGAATGAAATTTATAAATTATTTAAAGATTTTAAATATATCGTACCCCAGGGCTCTCCCATGTCTGGAATTGGTAATCCTTATCAAATTCAATCAATATCAAATTGTTTTGTAATCGAGTCTCCTTATGATTCTTACGGAGGTATTCTTAAGACCGATCAGGAATTAGTTCAAATTGCTAAACGACGTGGTGGTGTAGGGTTTGATCTTTCTACTATTCGACCCCGGGGTCAAAATACTGCGAACTGCGCTCGGACAACGGATGGTATTGAAGTATTTATGGATCGTTTTTCCAACTCATGTCGAGAAGTTGCGCAGAATGGTAGACGTGGCGCGTTGATGTTGACAATTTCAGTTCATCATCCTCAAATTCGAGATTTCATAAAGATCAAACGTGATTTAACAAGGGTGACCGGTGCGAACATATCTATCCGGCTTTCAGATGAGTTTTTGGAGGCTGTTGAGAAGAATAAAGCATTTGAACTACGATTTCCGATAACCGGTAAAGACCCTCAGGTTTCTGAATGGATAGACGCGAATAAACTCTGGGATGATATTATTGAATCTGCACATGCATGTGCTGAACCAGGATTACTTTTCTGGGATAACGCAAAGAGGATGACACCTTCAGATATCTATGAGGAAGAGGGGTTTGGTTCACAATCAACGAATCCCTGTGGTGAAATTATATTGAGCCCCTATGACAGTTGTCGTTTGATGGTTGTCAATCTCTTATCTTTTGTTGATGACCCTTTTACTGCACATGCAGAATTCGATTATGACAAGATGGGAGAAGTAGTTCAGAAAGCACAACGTTTGATGGACGATATGGTTGATCTTGAAATTGAACAAGTCCAAAAGATTATTGCAAAAATTGATAATGATCCTGAGCCAGATGAAGTCAAACGAATGGAAATGGAGTTGTGGTCGAATATTGAGTCAATGGCACTTTTGGGTCGCCGAACCGGCTTAGGGGTGACCGCTGTTGGAGATGCACTAGCGGCGCTTGGAATTCAATATGGTTCTGATAAATCGATCGAAATTACTGAAATATTTTATAAGACGCTTGCGTTGAATGCATATCGTTCTTCTAGTATCATGGCAAAGGAACGGGGAGCATTTGTGGCTCATGATCATGATAAAGAACGCGGCCATGAATTTCTTGAGAGAATTTGGGAAGCTGCTCCTGACGTCTATGAGATGAGTAAGAAATATGGGCGTCGTAACATTGCTTTGACAACAACGGCCCCGGCTGGTTCAATTTCCACTTTAACACAAACTACGTCAGGCATAGAGCCGGCTTATCTATTAAAATACGTTCGTCGAAAGAAGTTGACGGAAAACGATTTAGACGCCAGGGTAGATTTTGTGGATGATGTAGGGGATCGTTGGCAAGAATATGACGTGTATCATCATGGGTTCAAACAATGGATGGATCAATTGACCATCGGTGAAGGTGAAACGATGTCATACGAAAAACTTGAGGCGATGAGTCCCTACGCAAACGCTACTTCAAACAACATCAATTGGGTTGCAAAAATAAAAATGCAAGCTGTAGCTCAAAAATGGATCTGTCACGCAATATCAAACACAACAAATGTTTCGGCTGACACGAATGTTGGCACTATTAAGAAAATTTACATGGAAGGTTGGAAATCTGGTTGTAAGGGAGTGACGGTTTATAGGGACGGTTGTCGTACCGGTGTTTTGATATCGCGAAAAGATGACACTAAGTTTAAGATGCATGATGCCCCCGAAAGACCTCCGGAGCTCCCTTGTTTCGTTCATCATGTGAAGATTAAGGGAGAAGCCTGGACAATATTAGTAGGATTGATGGATAATAGACCCTACGAGGTTTTAGGGGGTTTACAAAAATACATAGAGATTCCTAAAAAATATAATGAAGGTATTATTGTAAAACATCCCCGCAAGAGTCGCAATTCCATCTATGATATGCGAATTGGTAAGAACGGAGATGAATTCCTAATAAAGGATATTGTGTCTGTGTTTGATAACCCCAATTATGCAGGATATACCAGGACGATTTCTTTGGCTTTGCGACACGGAGCTCCGATTCATTATGTTGTGGAACAGTTACAGAAGGATGTTGATGCCGACCTATTTTCCTTTTCAAAGGTCATTGCTAGAGTTCTCAAAAGCTATATTA